TGAGAGCGTCGGGCTAATACAAAAGCAGTTCAAAAGCCGCAAACTGGACCTTGTGATTGACTATGAGCACCAGACCCTAAAGGACATGCAGGCACCCGCAGGGGGATGGATCAGTGACATATATAAGGGGGAAGATGCACTTGTCGCCCGTGTGAAGTGGACGGAAAAAGCAAAAGAGTACCTTCGCAATCGTGAATATCGCTATCTATCCCCGGTTGTAATGGTCAGAAAGAGGGATAAGAAAGCGGCAGCCATCCATTCGGTGGCACTTACAAATACACCAGCAATTGACGGAATGTTCGCGTTAGTGAACGCCGTTGATATAAATTTTGAAGAAGACGAGGAGGAAACAAAAATGGACCTGAAAAAACTTGCAGCTCTTCTCGGATTACCGGAAACGGCGACCGAGGAGGAAGTCGAGCAGGCGCTCGCTGCAGCAAAAACTGCGGCAGAGGCGGGCGGAAAGGACGACGCCGGAAAGAACGGCGGCAGTACGGAGGACAGCGCAGCCGGTGGAACGGTACCGGTCGCAAATTCGGTCGTACTGTCACTGCTCGGACTTCCGGAGGATGCAAAGACGGAGGATGCGGCGACTGCCATCATGCAGCTCAAAGCCGGAAACGGAAGCGAGGAGATCCGCGCCCTGAAGGAGGAACTGCGCGAACGCAGTGCGGAGGACATGGTGCAGATGGCACTCAAGGAGGGCAAGATCACCGCTGCACAGAAGGAATGGGCAAAAGCGTATGCCTTAAGCGACAAAGACGGATTCAAGGCATTCGTGGACAAAGCTCCGGTCGTTGTGCCACAGGGAAAACTGGATTTGAAGGATGCTCCGGAGAAAAAGGAACCGGATTATGACCTTGAGATCCTGAAGAACTGCGGCGTCACGAAAGAAGACATTGAGAAATACTACAGGAAGGAGGACTAACAACGATGAAGAGAGCAGGGAATGAAAAACTGTCATGGAAGAACATCAGCATACCGGTAGCAGCGAACACGGTCATCACCGAAGGAACCATGGTAGCCATCAACGCGGACGGATTCGCGGTGATGGCATCCAAAAAGACCGGACAGACGGTAGCTGGATGCGCCACCCGGATAGTGGACAACACATCCGGAGAAAACGGGGATGTCTCCGTACCGGTCAGACGGGGCACATTCGTATGGAACAACGACGGTACCATTGAGGAGACGGACATCCTGAAGGATGCATATGTCTCCGACGGACAGACCGTCACGATCACGTCGGAAGGTTCGAGCAGGGCGGGGAAGATCCTTGCCGTGGACACGGACGGCGTCACAGTAGAGATGTTATAGGAGGAAAAGACCAATGATCATTAACCAGGCAAATTTAAGTGGGCTGAACGTCGGATACTCCGCAGCGTACAACAAGGCGTTCGACGGATTCCACTCCGAACATGAAATGATTGCCACGACAATCCCGAGCGCGACCGCGGAGACCAACTACAAGTGGCTCGGGCAGATGCCGCAGATGCGCGAGTGGATCGGGGAACGCGAGATCCAGGGACTGTCCGCATACGACTACACCATCAAGAACCGCAAGTTCGAAATGACCGTGTCCGTCCCGAGGGACGACATCGAGGACGACCAGTACGGCGTATATACCCCGCTGTTTGCAAACATGGGCGAGGCGGCCGCACGGCATCCGGACATCCTGTGCTTCGAGGCGTTAAAGAACGGATTCAAGAAAAAATGCTACGACGGCAAGGCGTTTTTTGCTGAGAACCATCCGTCCGGAGAGCGCGGCAAGGAGAGCGCCGGAAACCTCAGCCATGAAAAACTCAGCGCGGAGGCGTATGAGAAAGCAAGGACTTCCATCATGTGCCTGACCGGCGACAAGGGGAAGAGCCTGCACCTCGTTCCGAATCTGCTGGTCGTATCCCCGGCGAACGAGAAGGCGGCACGCCTGATCCTCAAAGCTGACCAGATCGACGGGACCACCAACGTCCTGAAGGACACGGCGGAGCTCCTCGTGACCACAGAGCTTGCAGACGTTCCGAACGCGTGGTTCCTGCTCTGCACGAACCGCTTCATCAAGCCGATCATCTTCCAGAAGCGGAAGGAGATCAAGATGACCGCGCTCACAAAGGACGATGATACGAACGTATTCATGCGCGACGAATTCGTATGGGGCGCGGACGGACGTTCCAACGCCGGATACGGATTCTGGCAGATGGCTTACGGTTCCGACGGAACTGCAGCCGCACGGGGCTGACAGGAGGTGTGACAGATGGCTTACTGTACCGCGGACGAAGTACTTGAGATGCTGAAGGCAGACATGGTTAACACGATCATCGGGGACGACTACATCGAGGATGAGGCGGAGCGGCTTTTAGCTGCCACACCGCTGGCAGAGGAAGCAGTCGCGGATGCCTGCGCAGAGATCGACGGGTACCTTGGCAAGCGGTACGACGTGCCGTTTGCCCGCACCCCGGGCGTTATCCACAAATTCGCGAAGGACATCGCGCTGTACAACCTCGTCTCCCGGCACGGGATCGATGAGGGCGAACGCGAGAAGACCTACCTGACGAGGTACAACGCGGCGGTCACCTTCCTGACGAAGGTCGCCGAAGGCAAGATCGACATCGGAATACAGGACGGCTCCACGACGGAGGATGCCGCGAAGAGCAGCTTTTCCATGAGGAGCTCCAGGCGGACGTTCTCCCGCGACAGCATGAGGGGGTGGTGACATGTCATCCGTATCGGTAAGGCTCGAGGGGGACACGGAGAAACTGCTCGCGAAGCTCAATAAGATGGAGAACATCGACAAGGCGGGGATCATGAATGCCATCGCGGAGGGATTGCGGACTTCCACTATGGAGCGTTTTGCAAATGAGGAATCCCCGGACGGCACCAAGTGGAAGCCCTCCATCCGGGCGAGCGGTGACCAGACCGGATATGACCGGAAAAACAGGACCGTCATCCGGGGTGGAAAGACCCTGACACTCACGGCGAACCTTAAGAACCACATCCATGCCCAGGCAGATGCTTCCGGGGCTGCGGTCGGGACCGACATTGAATATGCAGCAACGCACCAGTTCGGTGCACAGCGCACGATCCGGGCAAAGAACGGCAACTATCTGAGATTCAAAGCCGGTGGCAGGTGGGTGAGCGTGCCATCCGTCCGGGTGAACATTCCGGCGAGACCATTCCTCGGGATCAGCCAGGAGGACGAGGAGGAGATCCGGTCAACCCTGGAAGAAGCGCTCGGGGAGGAACCATAAATGAAGGAAGAAAGGGACTATATCGTACAGGCGCTGAAGGATGCGGGCGTACATGGAAAGATACACGAGTCTATGAAGAGCCTCAAGAACTGCAGCGAGACACATGTAGGTGCAGTCCTCCGGACAGGGGAACGTTTCGTTCGTTCAGGCTCAAAAAAAAGATTCACAGACCAAGAGGGGCAACGGAAACAGCGGAACAGACTGTTCGAGAGGACAACGGAGCTGCATGTGGTCATCGCAGACAGCAGCGAGGAAAAGGTGGAGGAAATCCTGACCAGCTTTTTAAAGATCATCGGAAAGGGACTCGAAATCGACGGGAACTGGACCGGAATCGAGATCGGTGAGGCGGACTGGGTCGAGGGGGATGACAGCATCCTGAAGAGCAAGATCGCAGTCGAATTTGATATCACGCTGACCGGCGGCATCTATACGGACACCGAAGTCGCGGCGGCAAGGTTCGGCGGCGTAAAGACCAATGTAAACACAGGAGGTAATGCAGTTGGACGAGAATAACAAAAACTACACAGCCATCGAGATACTGAAACAGGTGAAAGGGACACCGGACGCAGTGTTCGAGGGAGTCAAGGCACAGAACGGCTGGAAGAACGGGAAGATGGTGCCGGAGGAAGACTATGACAAAGCCGTGGACAGATTCAATTCGGCACCGATGGACGGAAGGGAGGCGAAATAAATGTACAGTGAGGTCAACGTAACCGTCGAGGACGGGAATCTTGGAAAAAATTCCAGTTCGTCTACGAACGCCCAGGCAAAGATCGGCGTGTCGGACACCGTGAGCAGTGTCCCACTGCTGATCACAAGCTCCATGAAACCGGACGAGATCAAGGCGAAACTTGGATACACCCCGCTCGCCGATGCGTGTATCGATGCCACGGAGAACGGTTTAAAGACGATCTATGCGATCCCAGTTGCGGCGGATGCCAACGGCGAGATCAGCGACATAACGCAAACCGGAACCGGAACAGGGACGGTCAAAGCAGAAGGAAAGCCGAACAATGCGTATGACATCGTGGTGCAGATCACGGAGACAGGAAACACCAACGAGGGGTGCTTCCAGTATTCCATTGACGGCGGCAATAATTTCTCGGAAGAGGCAACGATCCCGCTCGGCGGAAAATATGAGAGTCCGGGCACCGGGATCACCCTCACGTTCACGAGCGCAGCGGGAGGGGACAAGGGCTTCATCGGCGGCGACCTGTATTCGTTCTCCACGACCACGCCGACCATGAGCAACAGCAGCGTCCTCGCGGCGGTGGAAAAACTGAAGGAATACAACAAGACCATTGAAGCGTGCCACATCGTGGGCACCTCAACAAAGACACTGTGGGCAGCCCTGCAGAGCGAGGCAGAGGAATTCCTTGATACATACAAAAAGCCTATGATCTTTTTGTGCGAAGCACGGAGATGCGCGGACGGCGAGACGCTGGACGAATACATGGACGCAATGGACAAGGAACGGAAGGGTATCACCAGCCTCTTCATCTGTGTATCCCTGACCTACGCAACATACATCCGGAAGGACCTCCGGACACAGGAGATCAACATGGCAGGTCTCATCTCCGGACTGATCGGACAGGCAAAGGAAAGCCTCTCCATCGGCTGCGTGGAAGAATTCCCGGTCAGCTCGGCGAAACTGCTGAAGCTCCTGCCGGACGGGATTGAGGAATACAGCAGGGAATTCGACGAAATGGGATACACCGTGTTCCGGCAGTACAACGGCAAGGACGACTTCTACGTGTCCAACGCGAACGTCATGGCACCATCCGGAAGTGATTTCCCATATGTCGAAAACGTCCGCGTCGCGAACCGGATTGTCCGGGAGGTAAGTGCCCGGGCAACGGACAAGGTACAGACGGAGATCGATCCGGAAAACCTGGAGAGCAGCATCGCAGCCATTGAAGCGTACCTGAACATCGCCATGGACAGCTGCGCGGGCGATAAGATCATCAGCTCCGGCGAGGTGACGATCGACACGGAGGACCTGGACATCCTTGCGGATGAGACCCTTGACGTGGAGGCGACATGGGTACCCATGGGGACGGCGCGGAGATTCAACATCAAATTTGCAGTAACGAACCCGGCATCATCCGGGGGTGAATAGGAGGTAGACCATGGCGAACAAACAGCTGATCAATGGCAAATGCTATGACTGGTCCAGCGTGACCATCAGCATCCCCGGCGCGGAATCCATGGAGCCGACCGAGATCTCCTACAACGACGAGCAGGAGCATGACGGCGTGTACGGGAAAAAAGGCAGATACCGGGGCTTTGGCAGGGGCAACTACAAGGCAAGTGTCAGCCTTACCATGCTGAGGGAGGACTACGAGGAGCTCCAGCGGCTTGTTAAGTCGAAGGGGTACAAGGGCGTTTATGACTATGTCGTCCCGAAGATCGTCGTATCCTACGCGGACACAGGAGCCCAGACGGTAACGGACACACTGACGAACATCGTGTTCGGCAAGCGCGACACCAGCGCAAAGAACGGCGACAAGTCGATCACCATGAAGCTTGACGGCACGCCGTACGGTGGCATCAAGTGGAACGGCATGCAGTAAATCTTAAAATTTTTGACAAAAAACAGGAGGTACAGACATGGATACGACAAAAGAAACGCCCGTGGAGGGCTTCGGAGTATATTCAGCTCCGGAGAATACGGCACCCAAAACAGAAGAAAGTACGGAACAGCTCCGCAGCAAGTATAAAGCAATGGACGGGAAGATCTACGAGATCGTGACGTCCATCCAGGAGGACGACGAGAACGAGAAAGAATTCGACTTCATCTTCCGGAAACCTGGGACCCCGTCCTATGACAGATACGTCAAGACCTCGGGCACCTCGGGAACCAAGGCACTCAAGACGTTCGTCCTGGATAACATCTGCGACGAGCAGCGCACAGAGCTGAAGGACGCGCTGGAGGAATACCCGGCAATGGCAATCAGCCTCGGTGAGAAGCTCCTGAACATGCTCGGGCTGTCAAAGGAGACAACCGTAAAAAAGTTATAGAAGATGCGGCAGAACAGGTCAGGACGAACGTGGTGGATTACGGACGGCTGCTGATCTGCCTGTATCTTCCGGAACGCCTGATACCGGACGACCTCGAAAACGCGGAATTTGATGAGTTTTTCCGGCTTATGGGAATGGCACAGGTCGCCCGGGAGATGCGCATCGAGGACATCGAAGTAGGCGTGAACAAGGGGTATGTGGATGCCTACAAGGATCCGCAGTAAGGATTTATGACGGGGGAAGTACATGGGACTGGATTCTGTGTTCAAGCTATCCGTGGTGCTCGGGATGATAGACAACCTGACATCCCCGCTTTCAAGCGCCACGAGCAGCGTGACAGACTCGACCAAAAAACTGAATGATGCGCTGGGGACAGTGCAGAAAGCAGGCACGGCACTTGCCGGTGTAGGGACCGGGGTCGTGACTGCCTGCCTTGCGACGGTGCAGTCGACCTTTGACACACAGGATGCCCTTGGAGAGCTTTCTTCACTCGGCGTCACGGACCTGGAAGCCGTGGAATCCGCGGCGAAGAGCTTCTCAGACACATGGGCAGGGACGACCAAGAGCGACTTCATCACGGCTGCGTATGATATCAAATCCGGTATCGCATCGCTCACGGATGAGGGCGTGGCACAGTTCACGGAACTTGCCGCTTTGACAGGCAAGGCGACCAAATCGACCACGGAGGAGATGGGCTCCCTGTTTGCGACCGGCTACGGTATCTACAAGGGCGCCTATGAGGACATGTCGGACCTCGAATTCGGCGAGATGTTCAGCGCCGGGATCTCAACGGCAGTGAAAAATTACAAGACCGCGGGTTCCGAGATGGCGAGCTCCATATCGGCACTGGGCGCGACGGCGACGAACAACAACGTCTCCCTGGAAGAACAGCTCGCCATCCTCGGTCAGCTGCAGACGACCATGAGCGGTTCCGAGGCGGCGACAAAATATAAGGCGTTTTTAAATAAAGCAGCCGAGGCGGGCGATGCACTGGGACTGTCCTTTGTGGACGCAAACAACCAGCTGCTGTCCACCCCGGAGATACTGGAGAAGCTGCAGAGCAAGTACGGGGACACCATCGACGCAGTTGAAAAACAGGAGATCAAGGCGGCATTTGGCACGGACGAGGCAGTCGCCATGATAGACCTACTGTACAACGACATCGGCGGACTCTCCAGCGGCATCGATGCCATGGCAGAGAGCATGAAGCAGGGAACCAGCGTCACGGAGGAAATGGCAGAAGCCATCCAGAACACGCCTGCCCAAAAGTTCACCGTGCTTAAGCAGCAGATACATAACAATGTGGAAGAACTCGGGAACGGGCTGCTCCCTGCCGTCAATGAGACGATGGACAAGGTGAGCGGCCTGATCGAAAAGGGATCCGAGTGGATCAGCAACAACCAGGAGACGGTATCCACGATCATGAACATAGCGCTACGGCTCGGCGTCGTACTGCTCATCCTTGGTTCCGTGATCGGCATTGCCGGTTCCGTCGGCAAAGCCATACTGGGTGTGAGAAACACGATCACGGAAGTGAAATCCGCGTGGACGGTGCTGAGTGCAGCATTCACCGCATCACCGGTCGGGCTGGTCATAGTCGGCATCGTGGCACTGGTCGCAATCATTACTGTCCTATGGAACAAATGCGAAGGCTTCCGGAATTTCTGGAGCAGCTTGTTCGGACAGATCAAAAGGGTACTACAGGACGCATGGGCGACACTTGGACCGGCTCTCCAGAACGCACGGCAGAAACTACAGGAATTATTTGAAGCAATCAAGCCCATCTTGGAGATCATCGGCGTACTGGCGGCGGCAATAGGAATTGTCATACTGGGTCCTGTTGTTGCGTTAGCAGCGGCAATAGGCGCGTTAGCGGTAACAATAGGAACTGCTGTACTGGGTACTATCGTCGGAACCATCGACGGTATCATTGCAGCGCTGACGCCACTGACGAACGCATTTTCCGACATAGTATCATTTATAACAAATGTCGTGAATGCAATCAAAGCCATTTTCATGGGCGATTTCAGTGGGGCATGCGATTACCTGTCGGCAGCGGTCGACAATGTGCGCGACTTCTTTATCGACGGTTTCGATGCGATCCTGTCTTTTGCAGGCGGATTCGCAGACGGCTTCCTGGACATGGTGGGCAATGTACTGAACATATTCGGGATAGATGCCAGCGGAGCAATAGAAAACGTAAAAAACACGATATCCAACGGACTGAATGCAGTTAAGGGCTTTTTCGGAAATATCATGGGAGCAGCGGCAGACACGGCGAAGGAGAAGCTCGCCAACATCAAAAAGGCGTATGAAGAAAATGGCGGCGGCATCAGCGGAGTGGTGGCAGCGTCGCAGGAAGCAGTGAAGGGATATTTTACCGCGGGACTTACATTTGTTGACAAGCTGACCGGCGGGAAGCTCAGTGCCCTGCGGGACAAGTTCACCGGAAAGTTCGACGAGATCCGGACCAAACTGGCGGACAAGGTCGAAAAGATCAAGTCCATCTTCGACTTCGAGTGGAGCCTTCCGGAGCTTAAGATACCCACCATAAGCGTGACCGGCGGAGAAGCCCCATTCGGGATTGCAGGCAAAGGCTCCCTGCCAAAGTTCGACATCCAGTGGAACGCGGAAGGAGGAATCCTGACAAAACCGACGATCTTCGGCTCATCCGACGGAAAGCTGCTGGGCGGAGGTGAAGCCGGGGACGAGGCGGTCCTTCCACTCTCCACACTATGGGAAAAGCTGAAGACGTTCATCCATGACGAGACAGATGGGGACGATGACGGAAACAGCACCGTCCCCGGAAAAATCATATCGGAGCTGGTGAAGAAAGACACGAGCACCCTTGAGAGCAAAGAAATAACCGTGAAGGAAAGCGAGATTCGGGAGCTGAGATCCGGAGAGGAAAAGAGAAATACCATCATCCAGAAAGTAGACATCCGGATAGACATGAGCAAACTGAAAGACCTCCCGATTCTGCAGAAGCTGATCGATGAGATCAAGGATGCACAGAACTCCACGGATACGGTCACCACATAGAAGGAGAAGAGCCATGCTACTGGTACAGGAACATCTGGTCAAGCTGGGCGGCGTGAAGCTGTCCGGACAGATGAAGAGCATTGACATAACCGAGACGGCGACAATCGAGGACATCGAGGATGACAAGGGCAAGACCAAGGCGAACCAGCCGACCGGCTACGAGGCAGCGAAGATCACCATCGAATTCATCCTTGAGGACTCCCCGGATATGACACAGACCGAGCAGATCACCGCCATGCAGAGGCTCTTCAAACCCTATGGACAGACAAAGGCAAAGCTGCTGCAGATTTACAACGAGGACTGCACGGCACGGGGAATCTCAAAAGTTTATTTCCAAAAACTCGAATCGAAAAACGTGGTATCCGAAAGCGGGAGGACTGCCACACTGGAGCTGCTCGCCCCGGTGACGGCGGGGATCACTTTAAAGACCAAAAAGGAGACGACATCGTCTTCCACAGGCACCACAAGTACCACAACAACACGGAGCAGCACGAAAACGGTAAAAAAGATCAAGGCAAAAAGTCCAGCGAGCAAAATAGTAAACGTAAGCGGTGCGCTGAAGATGTCACAGGCAATGGTGAGATTGTAATGGAACGAAAAAAGCTGATCAGTCCGGAATTCCGGGTCAGTACGGAAAATTATGAAATAACAAGCGGAATGGAAGTCGAGTGCTTCAGCAGCCGGGAAGCCCGGTCAGACTGGTGCCGCGTGGAGCTGACAAGCCAGCTGCAGGGCACCGTATCCTACGACGACATGGAGGAAGCCACCGTGGAGCTGGGGTATGACGGGGATTACGACACGCTCCTCACCGGATTTTGTAAAAGAGCGGGCAATGACTACTGGAAGGAGATCCTGATCCGGGACGCCATGATCAAGATAGAACGGACGGTGATCAAAGGGACGTTCGTTTCCTGTACCCCACAGGATATTATCCGTTATGTCCTTACACAGGCAGACATCACGGAATACCGGCTTTCCGATACAGCGTACGGCACGAAAAATGCGATCATTGTAAACTCACAGAACGGCATCCGGACAATCACACAGGTCAACAACGTCTGGGGACTGGATAATGACTTTTTCTTCCAGAACGGCATATTCTACTGGGGATGCCGTCCGGAACAGGACACCATCTATATCCTCGAGGAGAGTGAGAACATCCTGTCCCTGAAAAGGTACGGGAGCCTTTATGAAATAGAGACACTGGGCGTCCCGTGGATACACCACAGCCAGGAGGTCGAGGTGTCCCACTCTAAATATTCCGGCACCGTAAAGGTCGAAAAGACCATCACCAGAAGCGACGAGAACGGATACACGCGAATGTTCATTTATTTTAAGGGAGGTTGATCAACATGTCAGATATGCTCCAGGTATTTGTTACGAAAGAAATGGAGAAACAGATACAGGAAAAATATCCACATATGAAGCACCCGGCTGGACTGTGCGCAAGGGTGACACAGTCACGGGAATCCGGCGGGAACTATTACTGCACACTCAAAATCCTGAATGAGGCGATGCAGGAGGACAATGATTTTCCGGAGATCCCGAACGTAAAAACAAGTGTATGGCTGGAAAAAGGCGATGTGGCGGTCATCCTCCTGCTGTACGGCGGCAACGGCATCTATATTTTGGGGAGGTATGACCCATGACTATCGTCACAGAGAACAACACAGATATCCGGCTGGATGAGAATGGACAGCCGGTACCAGACAAAAACGGGGATTTTGACACCGTATCCGGTGATGAGTGCTGGGAACAGGACCTACGGCTTGAGGCAGGGACAGACGAAGGGGAACTGTTCTACGAAGATGAGGATGGTGATGAGGCGTACGGGTTCGGGCTTACTGATTTTACACACGCGGAAAACGACGAATTTACGGAGACGGAGATACTCCAGCGGGTCCGCGGAAAGCTCGCAAAACGGACCTACCTGGATTCAAAAAAGACATCGCAGGAACTCACCTACAGCAATGGCGTATATTCTGACAGCGTTACCGTCGCAAAGAACGATTCCGGTGACGAATATAACATCGAATTATCAACCGAGGAAGTGGAGGTCGAGACATGATCAGCGAAGAAATACTCGACAAGGTCTGCCCGGTCCCGGATGAGGCAGAGAAAATGGAAGAGATCCGGAGCGAACTGGATAAGGAAGGCTTTGCTATCAATAACTTCAATAAGGGCGGAATCTTCTATTTTATAATCAGAATATTTGTCACAATATACATTGAACTGAAGACACTTGCCCGGAACATCATCAACAATCTGTTCGTGACGCATGCGGATGAGGACTGGCTGCAGATTAAGGCTGCGGACTACGGAAAGGTAAGAAAGGAAGCTACAAAGGCACAGGGATATGTGACTATTTACCGTGATGAATATCAGGAAGCCCTGCTGGTGACAAAAGGGCATATGTTCAAGACCAAACCGGATGCGAACGGGAAGGAATTGAAATTCTATGTGGCTGAAACAACAACCATCGGAGCGGGCGAGGCAACCGGGAAGGTACTTGTCGAAGCGGCAGAAAGCGGTACCGGATATAACCTTACGGCGGGCAAGATCACCGTATCCATGATTCACCTGGAAGGGGTACAGTCCGTCACCAACGAGGAGGACTGGCTGTACACGGAAGGCTCGGACCAGGAGGATATTGAGTCCTTCCGCGAACGGATCGGGGAGTCGTGGTCAGAGTTGGCGGAGCTGACAACGGAGGACAAGCTGAAAAACGCTGCAAGAAAAGTGCCCGGGGTGCTTGACGTACAGATCGATGCACAGCATCCAAGAGGACAGGGAACCACGGACATCATCATCACCGGAACAAACGGGCAGGCAACAGAAAACCTGCTGAAAAATGTTGAGGAAGCCACCAGCTACCTCAAGGGAAACTATGATGATTTCTTATACAAGTCATCCGAGGTAGTCACACAGGACATCGTCCTCACGCTTTATATTGCTAAAAATACGTCGACAGACGGAGTGCGGGAACTGGCAGAATCAATCATCAACAACATGATGCAGCTTAACCAGCGTGAGAACCTAAACAACCTTTACCTGGATGATATACGGTACGCTTTAAAGAACGGGATTGACAGCTACAGGAGGACAGAATTTTCTGGTCCAGAGAAAGATATCGAACTTAGCAAGGAAAAGGTGATCATGCCGGGCAGCCTGGAGGTGACTGTACTTAATGTGGGAGGTGCATAAGGGTGTTTGATAAGTTCTGCGACTATATGTACTACCTTCTCACATCCCCTTTTAAGAAAATAAAAAAAGCGCGGAACCAGTGGTACATCCTTTTTAAGGCGCTGGGTGGCTACTTTGACGACGCGATGGAAAGCCTGCATTCCGCCCGGGAGCAGACGATGGTCGCCACCTGTGATCCTGCGATGCTTCCGGTCCATGCAGAGGAAAGAAAGATGACACGGTACCAGGGCGAGACTGACGATAACTTCCGCACAAGAATCGCAAATTATCAGGAGATACTCCGGCTTGGAGGAACCAATGCGGGAATAATACTCGCAGTCCAGACACTGGGATTTACGGACGTGTCCGTCGTTCCAGCAAAAATATTCACCGGGGACTCATCCAGATGGGCAGAATTTTATGTAGTACTCAATCTGGACCCGGGCCAGCCACATCCTGCTTCCACGCAGACACTGAAGGAGCAGGTACGGAAAACCAAGCAGGTCGGTGCAAAAGATAACTACATGTACCAGTATTACATCATGGCAGACCACCGTGCGTATGTACGGCTCCGGGAAGATATCCATTTATATTCATATTACTATGAATACCTTAAATTAGATGGATCATGGTGTCTGGATGGAACGGAAGTCATGGATGCACAGAGGAACCATTACAATCTCAGGATTGAATAGGAGGGGACGTAAATGGCAGCCCAAAGCTGTATCACTAATATAAGGAGAAAAAAGATGAGCGAGGCGAGCCACACTACCGGCAGCATCGCAAAAATAAAATGGATAGCGCTCGGGACAGGGGGCGTGGATGCGAACCGTGAGGTAACCGAGCCAAGCCCCAAAAAAACAGGGCTCAACAATGAGGTGCTGCGGAGAGAATATACCTCAGCAACCCAGAAGTCAGACACCTGTTACGAATACGAACTGAAACTTGGCGAGCTGGAATTTGTCGGCACTTACTTTTCTGAGATCGCACTGGTCGATGAAGACGGGGATGCCGTCGCCTTGCTGCATTTTCTCGAAAAGGGCAAAGATGAGACAGAAGTGAGTTTCTATATCGAAGACAACTATTAAGGAGGTGCGGACAGTGGCAACAATCAAAGCATCAGATGAGGCGGAGCTGAACCTGGAGATGGAGGCAATGGACCGTACCACACCGGGCTTTTACAAAGAATGGAACGACCGTAACCAGCAGCTCCTCAACAATGACAGTAACCTGAACCAGCAGCTAGCAGCCCTTGGCCTGGAGGTCGTGGACGGGTGTCTGTGCACGGTTTACGAAGATGAATAGGAGGGAAAAAATGAGCTCAGTGAAAGAACCAATTGTGCTGGACAAGACAGTACAGGTCCTCGCAGACCAGATGAAGCTCCAGAATGAGATCCTGACCGCGATGGCAAGCGGGACATATTACAAGCCTAAGACGATAGGGGAGATTCTGGACGTTATTGCTGCGGGGAAGGCAAGTGAGGTATTCAACATCGGCGACCAGATCGTCATCACATGGACGGATATCACAATGGGGACAAGTTATGAGTGTCCATGCAATATCATAGCATTTCCGACCGCAACGCTGCAAGATGGCGAAGAAGTACCGGCCATGCGTATACAATGGAACTATACAACACCATTCGGTGTGCAGTTTGATAATTACGAAGCATTCTATTACTGTGAGGAGGCACTTCTGGCAGGCACCTACAACGTCGAAATCGGCACTACATATGGAAAAAACTGCGTGCAGGGGACCACATACCAGTTTACATTGACCAAGGATGTACCGGCAGGCGGGCAGCTTGCGGGATTCCGCTACGCACCGGATCAGGATCCTGCAAACTGGAAAGTATATTCTTATAGCAGCAAGACCGCGACCGAGGCACTTGAGACAGTTGCCGTCACCGAGGGAGGGGGTGGAACAAACCTCGGAGTCCTGAAAACAGGCGGAGACGGTAAACTGAACTGTATACATCGGGTAGCCTATGGCTACAACCGGTGGGGACAGTCAGCATGTAGGCAGTGGATGAATTCGGACAAGGGTGTGGGCGAGTGGTGGACTCCACAGAATGACTTTGACCGGTGCCCGGACCAGCTCCTGACCAAAGCAGGATTTTTGACTGGATTCGACGAAGAATTCCGATTAGCACTTACTCCGGTCAAGGTCGTGACTGCCTTGAATAAAATCACAGACGCGGTCGGAAGTGATGTAGATCCGTTGGAAGTGACGTACGACAAATTCTTCTCGCTGTCGCTCGAACAAATGAGCATCAGACCACAGCTTGCCGGAGAGGGCGAGACATGTGAATATTGGAAACGTGCATCACAGATGTCAACTGAGATGTCGACGGGAAAATTTTACCCACAGATTATTACATATAAGATTGAAAATCATATGGCTGCGCAAGACGTCTATCTGAGGTCGGGGTATCTCGAACATTCGTGCAGTACGTGGTATGTGAACTCTAAAGGCTACATCAACCGAAACTACGCGAAAAATACCTATTTCCACGTCCCGGCTTGTGATTTATGCATCCGGCAGAAGCATTAATCCCGGCACCCACGGATTCCGGGACAATAGATAACAGGAAATAAAGTAAGAAAAACAGGAGGACTAAAAAAATGAGCCTAATCAAAGAACCTATTATTACAGACAGGACCGGGAAAAAGATTGCATCGTATCTGAGCATCATTGCAGGAACGAAAGCCAGCCCGGGAGATTTGACATATGAGGAAATCAGCCGGATTGTACGCTCGGGGGGGGCAGCGGATGTATTTACCATAGGTGATCAGATAGTGACGACCTACACAGCAACAGATGGTACACAATATGCCATGCCATTCGACATCGTTAGTTTTGAGGATGTAACCCTAGCAGGCGGTGCGGTCGTCCCCGGCATGATCATCCAGAGCCATTACGCAACAGTGGAGGGGATACAGTTCGATGCGGCGGAGCCGGACAATACACTCGGAGCCGATGGAGCGATTGACTACAAAGTAGCCCCAAATGGCTATAACAGATATTCAGAATCCGGCATCCGCGCGTGGCTCAACAGCAAAGCTAAAGCCGGAGAATGGTTTGAGCCTACGTTTGAGAGAAACGGAGAGACTGTGACCAGGCGCGAGGCGGATGTGGCACCGAGAGAGCTAAACCTCTACAACGGATTTATGGCAGGATTTCCGGATGAATTTTTGGCAATTTTGAAAAATGTCAAAGTCACCACTTCGACCAATACCGTCACCGACGACGGAGTGCTGGATACCACCTATGATATGTTTTTCCTTCCGTCATTGGAAAATATCTGTGTATATCCAGAGGCAACAGAAGGAACAGAGGGAGGCAATTGGGATTATTGGGTGCAGCGCGTTGGAACGACCAAGAGACCGACCAATCAGGCTTTTCCGCGCGGCATCACTTACGCGATCGAGAATCATACATCAGCGCAGCGTGTCCGCTTGCGGTCGGCCCATCGTAACTTTTCATATGATACATGGCATATATCCACGGGCGGCGGCCCCGGCGATCACAGCGCGACCTACTCCCATCGGTGCACACCGGCTTGTGTCATTTGTTAATCGTTCATCCATAATCCAAGGCACCAACGGAAAAAAGACAAATAAAACAGTGAGGGTATAAAGAAAAATGTATGTGAGAAGATTGAACGGAACCATTGAGGAAAAGATTGCCATGGAAAATACAATAGCTAAAACGGCACAGCTTGAAGCAAATGTTGATTATATAGCGATGATGGCAGACATTGATCTGACGGAAGAGGAGGTCAAAGGTGACGAGAGTAATGACATTGAAAAACAGGAGGGATGAAAAATGAGCATGATCAAGGAACCAATCATTACAGACAAGACCGGGAAACAGATT